TAGGTTATTACGGCGTTAAACTTTCTGATAATTGGGTTGAAACGCCTGAAAAGTATCTTATTTTCAAGAACGCTATCATTGCGCGAACTGGATTTCAGAAATATAAGTTAAAAGAAATTGATGAAGCGGAACGTCAATCGCAACACATCGAAGGCAACTTAGAAGACGAAGTTGAACTTTATCGTTCGCCCGAAGAAGTTTTTTCCGCCGCAACAATCGCAAGTTTCAATGTGAAATCCATTACCGAAGGGCATCCAGACAAGATGCTCAATTTGGACACAGTAAGAGAGCATGAGCTAGGTCAAATCACCAATGTTCGCCGGGGCGCGGAACCGCTCGAATCTGGCGATTTCCCTTTGCTCGCTGATCTAGTCGTAAAGAATCGATTCTTGATTGAAAAAATAAAAGCTGGACTTAGGGAACTGTCTTGTGGGTATACTTATCACGTTCTGAGGCAAGACGGTTTGCTTTTGCAGGTTGACATACTTGGCAATCACGTTGCTATTGTAAACGCTGGCAGAGCAGGACCGGAAGCTTCAATACAAGATTCGTTGGAACCTACTTCAACAGGAAACGGAGTGTTTAGCATGGCAAATCTTTTGGATCAAATTTTGGGTAGGACTACAACGAAGAACAAAGTCATTGAATGGGCGAAAACGGCGAAGCCTGAAGAAGTGGCAACAGCGTTTGATGCGTTGGTTGAAGAAGTGGAAAAGAAAGACGAAGGCAAAGACGCGCATCCCGCTGATTGCGATTGCGCGGAGTGCAAGGGCACGAAGGATGCGAAAACGGCGACGGATGCCAAAGCGAAGGATCGCAAACGCTATCACGATGCGCTTGATCGCATGATGGACGGCAAGGAAGAAGAAATGAACGCTCAAGATGCCGATATGGAAGAACTGAAGGGAATGTTCACTGGCGGCAAGGGCAAGGATGAAACCGTTGCGGGTGATCAGACGGGTGAAGAAATGCCTAAAGACGGCGGTATTGAACCCGGCAACGATGCGATTGAAGCGTTGACAATTGAACCGGGTGATCGCCCGGAATCAACTGGTGGTGCAACCGATTCGGCGGCGTTGTTGAAGGCAAAACAGGAAGGCGCGAATGCCGCATTCAAGGCAATGCGTCCCTTTGTTGCAGCATCAAAAAACAAAACTACAATCAGCGCATTTGATACCGCTGTGAAAATAGTCAACGGCGGTTTAACCGCTGGTGGAACCGCTGGAAAAGGCGGTTACGGCGCTGTAGCAACGGCGGCGGCTTCGCAAGGCAAGGATGCGAAAGACGCGAAGGATGTAATGGAACTTGCAACAAAGAAACAAAAAGAAGTTGATGATATGTACACGGCTCGCCGCAATCAACGTAACTAAAAGTTTGTGAAGCATTGGTTCATGCAACGGTAACGCATTTCAATCAAGTGAGGGAAATAACATGGCTGCTGGTGGATTTGGTACAGTAATTCCAGTTTTGGCATTGAACTTAGGCTTCCCCGGAAACATTTCTCGCGTTGGCGAACGTGTTATTCACTCACGGCAAGTTTTACCAACAACGCCTAATTCCATTTTGTTTGGTCAGGGCGTTGTGATCGTTCCTGATTCTTTGGGCGGAACGGTTCAAAGTATTGCCGATTACATCGCGGGCGGCGGCATTATTGGCACCAACTTCTTTGCGGGTGTTGCTGTTCGTAACGTGCGAACCGAGTTGAATTATTCAACGTTGGGCAACATCGGCAATCAAACGCCATATACCGGCAGTTTCCCGCCTTCTTCGATTGCCGGTATCCTTGAACGGGGTTCAACTGTTGTTTCGATTGCCAACGGACAACCCGTTTCGCAATCGCCTGTTTACACTCGCGTTGCTTTGAATGGCGCAATTCCGGCAGGAACCATTGGAGATTTTGAAGCGGTTCCAGATGGTAGCATTGTAGGCGCTGCCGGTAGCAATACTGGCAACGGAACGCTTACGGCTCCGGTCATTGGACCGAATGCTACAGATCAGGTTTACACTGTGACGTTCGCAAGCGGAACTGCCTACAAGGTTACGGATGCCAACGGCAACATTCTTGGAACCGGAACCATTGTTGCAACCGCAACTTATACTTCCAAATTCAACAACGGAACGATTGGATTTACTCTTACAAACGGTTCGGTTGTATTCATTACAAACGATTCGTTCACCGTGACTGTTTCGGCATTGCTCACGGTTGCCTTACCAGGTGTTGTTTTTACAACCGGCGTTTTGGACGGAAATGGTTCGGCAGAAATTACCCTAAAGAACAGAGTTGCTGCCTAGAACTTTGGTGGCGTTGAAGTTGAATCGAAAGCAAATTTTCGAAAGGTAGGATTTACAAATATGATCACGCGAGCGGGAAATGGTAGTCTTGCTTTTGATTCAGCTTCTTCGGGTTCGTTTGCTTGGCTGAATTCGCAACTCGAATTGATGTTGCCGGATTTGGTCAAACCCCTTTCCAGCATGACGCATCCCCGCGATATTACCGTGAAATTCGGCGGCGGATTTCCAGACTATTTGACCGCGTATGCTTCCGACTTCGGTACGACAGGCGGCAATCAATACGGTCTTCAGGATACCAACAACACGGATATTCCCGAAGTTCAGGTCAACTTGATCAAAGGCGTTTGGCAGACTTGGCTTTGGGGGCAGGGCTTCACCATTACTGTTCTTGATACCGAAAAGCTGGCAACGGCAGCGAGAACAGGTCAACCGGCTCCGTTCTCTCTGAATTCATTGCTCGAAGAAGGTGTTCAGGAAGTTTGGAACAAAGCAATGGAAGTTATTGTTTATAACGGTTGGATGGGACAACCGGGACTGTTGAACAACAGCAACATTACTTCGGCTCTTGCTCCTGCAACTGGAACCGGCGCTTCGCGGCTTTGGAGTACCAAAACTCCGCTTCAAATTCAATCGGACGTAAACGGCGCATTAGCGGCTGCAATCGGTCAAGCGGTTTATGCGAATGCGGCATACCCGGATTCATGCTTGGTTGATTACACAGCTTTCAACACTTTGTTTCAACCGTTTGTTCTTGGAACGGTTGGCGGGTATCAGAGCGTTGGCGCTTACATCGAAGCCAACAACATCGCAAAGGCTTCCGGGGTTGATTTCAAATTCAAACCAGTTGCGAATCCGTGGATTTCAACTCAAGGCGCGGGCGGAACAGGCAGAGCGTGTTTCTATCGGAACGATGAAAAGAACGTTTTGATTCGCGCTCCCCAACAGGCTCGCAAAGTGTTCACCATTCCAACAACGGACAAGGGCGGCGCTTACGTTACGCTGTTCAATGGTTGCATTGGACAGGTTCAGTTCCTTCGGGGTCAATCGTTTTACTACCTCGACGGAATTTCCTAAGCATCCTCTATTTGAGGAAAAATTGAAGGGACTGGCAACAGTCCCTTCTTCAGCATTCGATGAGGAAATCAACAATGCAAATCATTTGTTGCAAAAGACTTCACTTTCAGGATCACGAAATTGTGAAGAACACAAAGACCGATGAAAACGTTGCGGTCTTGAAACAGCAAACAACGGTTGCTCCGAGTATTCATCCTCAAGAAGTTCCAGATTGGATCAGGAACGACGACTTGTTTCGTCTTTCGGTTGAAGATGGAGCTATCACCGTTGTTCAGGTTCTTTCGGTTCCCAAATTAAAAGGCAAATCCGGTACAGTCGCAAAACCTTCAGGCGAAGTGGTAAAGAAGGCAGACGAACCCGCCGCTTCGGGTTGGGGAGCAAAACCGGGCGCTGGATTGCCTAACGGCAACGACATTGGCGGGAAAACAGCTTAACCGAAACGCCAAAGGATCGGGCCGATGGCTTGGCAGAATCTTAATCAATTCTTGCAGGAATGTTGGGGTTGGAGTAATGAGAGCAGCGCGGGTCTAGCTCTTATTGCTTCAGCCTCAAACGTTCTTGTCGGCAACAATCCTCCTTATTCAATTTCAGACTTCTTAACCTTTCATCCTCAGTTCGCTGGATGCTCCACAAGGGTCACAGGAACGATTGACGGGGCTACAGGGGTCGTATCGAGCCTTTCTAGTGTCGCCGGCCTTGCTACGGGGCAGCTAGTGACAGGACCGGGCATCCAAGTGGGTTCCCTGATCCAGAGTTTGACACCGGGGCCGGTTCTGGTTACAGCCACAACCGTACTCAACAACGCCAACATTACCGTTTCGAGCATTATCGGAATAGTTGTAGGCAAGCCTATTTCTGGCGCTGGAATCCCCGCCAACACAACTGTTCTTGCTGCTATTGGAAACACCGTAACAATGTCCAATGAGGCAAACGCAAACGGTTCAAACGTTCCACTTCAAATTGGCGAAAATCCGTCAATGACTCTTTCTTTGCCTACAACTGAAGTTGGAACAGTGGGTTTGAATGTTTTCACAACTCCGATGATTACGGCGGTTGTAATGAAGGCTTTTATTTATCTCGCATCGGCTCAAATTCAATCTGAAAGATGGTGCGAGTTGTGGCCTTTTGCAATGGGATTATTTATTGCTCACAATTGCGAAATGTTTATTAAGGCTTATGCTGGTGGACCGGGTTCTTCTATGGCTCGCGTTGCTGAAGCTGGTTTAGCGTTGGGCGTTAAAACGTCAAAAAGTGCTGGTGATGTATCGGCTGGAATGACAGCACTTCCCGGATTAGAAGATTGGGGCGCGTATCAATTAACAATTTACGGACAACAACTAGCAACATACGCAAAAGCAATTGGATCAGGTAATATGCTTTTATTGTGAATCCGACAATTACATTGACGGAAGACGGCGACGGTGAACTCTTCGTAAAAGAGGCAATGGGAACGCTTCAAAATGCTAAGGTATATGTTGGAATTCCACAAGCAGAAACTACCCGCGAAGATCAGAACCATGAAGTAACAAACGCTGGACTTCTGTTTATTCATACCAACGGTTCACCGCTTCGCCATATTCCAGCAAGGCCAGTAATCGAACCTAGCATTGAAGCAAATCACGAATCAATTGAACAGGGTTTACATGCAACGGCAAGTTTTGTTCTTGACGGTAACATTGCTGAAGCAAACACCATGTTGAAAAAGGTTGGAACACTTGGAGCGAATGGTGCGAAGAAATGGTTTACCGATCCCCGTAACGGTTGGCGGCAAAATTCGCCGGAAACAATTCGGCGCAAACTGGCAAAGTTGACCGGCAAACGATTACGAAAAGCGTTGGATGTTTTGAATTCAGTTAACGAACCAATGCCGTTAGTTGGAAATTCGGCGTTAGATGAAATCAATACTCCGCTTATTGATACGGGACAAATGCGGCGATCTATTACTCACGTTGAGGAATTGATATGATTAACGTTGCTGAAGTTGTGAATGATTCCGATTTCGCACAAGATTTTGAAATCCAACGTTCGAGCGGTGGATCGTGGCAAGCTGGAACTTGGATTAGCAAAACAATTACGGTTCCGGGGTACGGAGTTATTCAACCCGCAACACCTGAAGAATTAGATCAAGTTCCTGAAGGCGATAGGGTTAAAGGTTCTCTAAGTTTTCACTCCGAATGCCCGTTGTATGAAACTCACACTAGAGGCCCAAATGACAAGTTCGCTGGAACAAGTGATGTTATTTGTTACCGTGGTCAAAACTACAGGCTAGTCAAAGTATGGCCGTGGGAGGATTTTGGCTACTACAAAGCAATTGGATCGAGGATAAGCGGGCAATGACAACAACAACATTTCAAAACGGGCAAGTTCTAACAAGTTCGGCTTTGACGGATAAAAACGTTGATGCGATCTTTCAATTGCTCTGTTGCCAAATGTTAGGGTTAACGGCTGGATTTCAAATGCAATGCCAACTTTCTAAATTATCAAATGTAATTGCTACACCGTTGGTTGCTGCAAATATCGCAAATGGATTTGAGATTTCCGGGGTGAACATTCCCGAAGGTACTGTTATTGTAGGTATAACAACAGAAGGTTCAAATCTTTTAATTGAACTTTCTACGACTCCAACCCAAAATAGCTCAGAGTTAATCACATTTTTTGATCCTGCTTATAACACTAGAGTTAAAACAAGCTGGCAAGAAAAAGGCGCTCCGGGGTTTGGAATTGAAGACGATGTTTTGTTTATTCGTTGTGTATTAGAACCAACGAATTACAACATTCGTGATGAAAATTTAACTGTTTTGTCAGAAACAACACTTTCAAAGAACAGAATATATACTCGCCAATGGCGCATAGCGTTTGTTGCTTATGGACCGAACGCAGGCAATTCTTTGCGGTTATTAAGATCGATGTTGCTTGAAGATTTCCCCCATGATACGCTTGCCAGGTCTAATCTGTATTTGGTTCCCGATACAGTTACACCGGATCGGAACCCGGAGTTATTTGAATCGCAATGGTGGGAACGTTGGGATTGGGCGGCAATCTTCAATGAACAAGTGAACGAGTCAATTACTATTTCAAAGGTTGCTTCAATTCAGGTAATTGGAATGACTTCGGAAAAGCAAGATTTCAACGTTTCGATCTAGGGGGAATAAATGTCAAGTTCGACTCTTCCGTTGCTTAATATCGTTGATGTAACTGTTCAGATTCAACCAAACGCGGTTGCTCCCCCTGCTTTTAATCAAGCGTTGATTGTTGGCAACAGTTCGACTATTCCAAGTTACGGAGTTGGCGGGCGTGTTGTGTTGTTCTCTGGCGGCTCAACCATACTTCAACAGATGTTGAGTTATGGTTTTTCCAGCACCTCGGAAGAGTATTTAGCGGCTCAGAGCTTTTTGGCTGCTTCATCAAATCCTTTCTATCTTGCAATCGGGCGGCAAGATACAACAGCAATCGGCGGATTTACAATTGCTGTTGCTGGAACAGGTTATGCGGTTGGGGATTTGATTTATCCAACCGGAATTTCCAATGCTATTTTGAAAGTTACAGCGGCTCCGGGCGGAATACCGAGTGCTTTGGCTTTTGTTCAGCAAGGAACAGGGGCAACTGTTACAACCGATATTGCGACTACAACGAATGGTTCTGGAACAGGACTTGAAATTGACGTAAGTTCTTTGGGCGAAACTGCTTTGGAAGCAATCGAGGCTTGCCGTGTTGTTTCTCCAAGTTGGTATCTGTTTCATGTTATTGGTTCTTCTGATGGCGATAATATCGCTATGACAGAATGGGCGCAAACCGCAACTCCGGTTTGTCAGAACTTTTTCAAAACAGCTTCGAGCAATGTCACAACGGGCGCATCTGGAAACATTTTTTCTACTTTGAAAGCGGGTAATTACAATCGTTATCAGGGAGTTTATTCAACTGTTCAAACAGCAGCAACTACAAATTGCGCTACAACCAGTGGATCGCCCAATATAACTTTGACTTCTGCAACCGGAGTTGTTGCCGGTCAAGGTATTTTAGGGACTGGAATTCCACTTGGAACAACTTTGCTTTCACTTGTTGGAACCGCTGGCGTTTTATCGAATAACGCAACAGCAACTTCCTCAAGCGTTTCTTTGAATTTTAACGCGGCTCCAAACAATGCTTACATAGCTTGTGCTTTGATGGGCCTTGCGATGGGTTTGAACACCGGGTTTAACAATTCTTACTTCACTTTGACAAATAAGAATTTGATCGGTATGACTCCCGAACCAATCAGCCAACTTGTTTACAACACAATTGCCGGCAATAACGGTAACGTGTACGGCAATTTTGGGGGATCGTTCGATTCTTACGCAACTGGCATTACTGGAAGCGGCCAATACTTCGATAACATTTTGGGACTCGATATGTTGGTTGCCGATATTCAGTATGCCGGGGCAAATTGTCTAGCTGCCTACAATGCCGTTGGACAGAATGATCAAGGACAATCAATCATCCTTCATGCGATGAATGTAAACGGTTGCCAACCTTCAGTCAATCGTGGATTTCTTTCACCCGGAGTTTGGGAAGGAAACACAATTCAATTTGGTTCAACGATAGCACTTCAGGCCGGAACTTCGATACCAAACGGGTTCTTGAACGTTTCGCCTTCCTACGCTCAACTTGGTGCTGTTCCTGCTAAACGCGCAAGCGCACCAGTATACAGCGCCGTTATTCAAACAAACGCAGTTCAACAGGTTATCATCGAAGTTCTAGTTCAACAGTAAAGAGGAAAACTATGAGTGCATCAGCGAATGCGTTTGCTGCGTTGTTTTCCGGGCAGGGAACAACGTATTCATTCAAAGATTTGAGTGGGGCTATGACTTCCCCGCTTGCGGGCGCGTTTGCTTTTGCCGGTCAAATCGGAGCGGGTAAGATCGTTGTTGAAAATACAACAGATCACGGCGTTATGGATACCGCTGCCGATGGTACAGTTGTTCCGGGGTTTGTTGCTGGACAATCGGGAAGGATTACAATTGAAGTTCAGCAAACAAGTATTTTTCACAAGTACCTTTTGTATTGGCACAATTTACACGTCAATGCCGGTAGCAGCGGCGACGTAAGCAATTGGGCTGCTTCTGCGCTAATGATGCGAAACACCGTTGACGGTTCAAGTCACATTGTAACCGGCCTTACTCCAACCAAAGTTCCAGATAAGTCTTATGACAAGAACCCCGGCAATGTGACTTGGATTCTTCTCGCGGCGAATCTGGTCAATCAATAACTGAGGATTCGATGGAAGCGACAAAAGAAACTGTTATCGGTAGTTCGCGTTTTCAAATTTCGCGGGTTGATTCAGAAACCGGCTCATTCCTTCTTTTTCAACTTTTGGCATCTTTGCGAAAAGTGATGAAAGAAGACGATGAAAACGACGAACCTAACAAGCAAGAACGGCCAAAACCGGAGTTATCGCCGGAAGATCAAGTTAAGCAAACCGAAGATGCTGTTTCTGCTATGATTCAAAGCATGTTGATGAACGTTGATCGTGTTATGTTTGGTAAGATTCAAAGAGATGCTTTGAGTGTTTGCGGACAGTTCACAGCGGTTGGAGAAACTGAAACAATTCTTCCTGTTTTGATGGCAAACGGAAAGATCGCAATTCCAAGTTTGAAAACTGATATTCAGACAACAGTTGCGTTAACTCAACAATCGCTTCATTTCAATCTGTTACCTTTTTTTTTAAGCGGCGGATTCAAAGCGGCGACGAATTAGGGGGTTTTGAGCCAACACCGTTTCCGACCATTGACAACTATTTGTATCGGCCTGTTGCTTTAGGACTTTGGAAACAGCATGAAGCAATAGACGGTACATATTCGTTTGCTGATCTTGTCAACGCTCACGAAATCCTCGACATTCAAGAATTGAATCGTTACAAATATGCAAAGTGGACGGGGGATCGTTAGATGGCTGGCGATATAAAATCCCTCAAATCCTACTTAGTCTCGCTTGGCTTTGACGTTAATCAAAGTCAATTAAATAGATTCAACTCTGCGTTGAAAGATGCAAAGACTCTTGTTAAGAAAACAACGTTTGAAATGGCTGCTGATTTCAAAGGAAGCTCTGGTGTCATTGCCGAAGCATCTCTAGCGGTTGCGGCTGCTTTTGTAGGTATAACAGGGGCTAGTTTGGGAATGCTTTCAAAAGTTGCTTCTAGTGATCAAGAATTCCGTCTATTTGGCGAACGCATGATGTTGAATACTGAGCAAGCCAGATCGTTGAAGATTACACTTGACGCGTTAGGACAACCAATTGAAAACATTGCTTTTGATCCAGAACTTCATGCGCGTTACAATCAATTACGGAAAGATCAACTTTTACTTTCGGCAGGATTGAGCGGTGATTACGAAGGGTCGATGAAACAAATCCGCGATGTTATGTTTGAATTTACTCGAATGGAAGTTGAATTTAAATACTTTACATATAGCGTTGCTAAGAATGTTTTTCAAGCATTAGGCGGTGGAGACTTTACAAAGAGTCTACATGGACTCAATGATTTTATAATAAAAAACATTCCAATGTGGTCAAGGGAATTTTCAACCTATCTTGTGCCTGTATTAAAAATTACACTTGGCATTTTCAAAGACTTAGCTGTTATATTTATTAAATTGGAACCTTTGATTCTTGTGATGCTAAAGGGTGTAAAAGTGTTACTTGATACGTTGTTAAAAATTGTTGATATATACGGTAAAGTTTTTGGATCAATTTCTGATGCGATTACTGGCAAAAGTAGTATATGGGACCATGTTAAAGCGTTAATAGCTCAGGGGCCGTGGTGGGATCGCAAGCAAACTGCCGCTCCTAGCGCCACCGGCGGGGCTTCTAACGCTCCTAGCGCCACTGGCGGGGCCAAAACGGGTACTACAGCGGATCAGGTGCGATTGCTGGCTGGTAAGGTTGGAATGGCTCTTGGAGTTGACCCTAGCATCATTTTCGCGCAATGGGCGCATGAGACTGGCAATTTCACCAATCGCGGTGCAAAATCGTTGAACAATCTTGCTGGAATTGAAAATGCAGATGGAAGTTATCGTTCGTTTGGATCGCTGAATGATTTTGCAAGTTATTATACAAATCTGATTCAACGTAAGTATACAAGCGCGATTGGATCGAGTACCATTGATGATTATGCAAAGGTATTAAAAAAAGGTGGATATTTTGCTGATAGTTTAGATAATTATGAGCATGGAATGAAAAATTTTCAAGGTGCTTATGCTAACGGTGGAAATTCATCTTCTTCAATTTCGGTTGGGGATATTCATATCACTCAACCGGGACTTACCAACGAACAAGTTGGAAACATTGTTGTTAAAAAAATAAAACAGCATATCTCACTTCAAACTAAACACGGTTTAATACAAACTAGGACAGTTTATGCCTAGCGCCGCTACTTCAATTTCGCCAACTGCTAATCCGTCAACAACAGGATCGAGGCAGTATTCGCCGCCAAATTGGGGAACGCAACCGGCTTTGTATTCAATTGTAGTTAACAACTCTGGAACATCTGCCCCTGTTGCTGGATCGACGACAACAACAATGTTTGTGTTTGATGCTATAAGGAGTGCGGATCATAATCAATCGTGCATACCTACAAAGAAACCTTTGCAGACTGGTTACAATTCTTCTGATAATGCGGTTTTGCAACCGGCAATCGTTGTTCTTGAAGCGGTTATGTCCGATACTATTGCTGCTTATTCAAGCGGAATGTGGAGCGGCAATCCTTCCAAGAGTGTTTCTGCTTTTCAGCAAATGATTACATTGATGAAAAACAGATCGCTAATTACTTTGAACACTCGTCTTCAAACTTATCAGAACTGTCTTCTAACTAACATTAGATGCACAGATAATGAACGCTATTACTACGGCGCTGAATTGATATTGACGTTTGAACAACTAATTATTTCAACTGTATCTGTTCAAACAAATTCAGCGCGTTCGCAAACTACAGGTGACACTCAGCAAGGAACCGTTCAACCAACCAATCCAGATGCGTCCATAGCGGCTCAATACGGGAATTCAGATACAACAAACATTCCGGGTGCAGGGAACTACAGTAGCAACGCCAATACGATTTTGCCATGAATCAAATTGTTCCTTTAAGTTCTAGTCCGAATCAAACCTTTCTCGCTAACCTTACGGTTAACGGGGCGGCACTAAAACTGAATCTATCGGTTAAGTTTAACGAAATTGCACAGTATTGGACAATGAGTATTGCAGATGTAAGCAACAATATAATTTTAGCTAGTGTTCCTTTACTAACAGGAAGTTGGCCCGCTGCCAACATCTTAGGACAATATCAATACAAACAAATTGGCAGTTGTTATCTGTTGAATGTAACAAACGGCGGATCAACTTTAGACAATCCAAACGGGCAAAATTTGGGAACAGATTTCATTTTGCTTTGGGGGGATAATGTCTAGCTCATCCGTTGGACTACCCCTTTTCGGTCGAGCGTGGCAACTAACTATCAAAAATAGCGACGGTACTACGGTTCAATTTGGAACAACGCCTTCGCCGGGGAATCCTTTTGTTCCTGAACCACTTCAAATAACATTTGATATTAAAATGGCGATACAAGGATGGTGGACCGCTGAAATTGTGATTTATAATTTGAACGGTCCAACAGAACAAGAAGTTTTGGTTCAAGGAAATACAATTACTCTTGATGCTGGTTATCAAAATAAGCAATACGGTACGATATTTCAAGGGACTATATATCAGCCTCTTTGGGAGCGTGAAAACGGAACAGATTATAAAGTTACGTTGTTATGCGTTTGTGGTTTGATTGAAGATGGAAAAAATTTTGTCAATCAAACAATTGCAAGCGGCTATACGCAACGCCAACTTGTCGCACAAATGGCAGCGGCTTGTCGCTTTCCTTTGGATGCAAGTAACGTTGATCCCCTTAGTTCTATGAAACAAACGCGAGCATCAACTTATTTTGGACAACCGGGGGATCATTTTCAAGATATTGCTGATTTCAACAACGCTAATATGTGGTTTAGCAATTTGGCTATCAACATAGGAACGTTGGCTCAACAAAACACACTACCTACAATTTCTTATGGACCCGGAACAGGACTACTAGGAACTCCCCAACAAACACAAGAAGGCGTTGAAATGATTGTTAACTTGGACCCGCGACCAGTATTAAGAAGTCAAGTTCAATTGAACGAAAATGTTGTTATAGCTCAATTGGCAAGATCGTTTCCAAGTTATCCAACGATATTAGATAAAAACGGATTATATATTGTTGGGCGAATTAATCATGTTGGCGATTCAAGAGGCAACACATGGGATACTAGAATAACCGGATTCGTTAATGCGGCTTCAATTCTTTCTCTTCAGGCGGGAATATGAGTAGTCCTCCATTTGTAGGTAGTCCAACTATTGTTGAATTTGTAGACGATCCAAACGTTATATTCAAAGCTATCTGCAAACGGGTTGCTTATACGTTGCGAGTTGGATTGCCCGGAGTAATTAAGACATTTAATCCTGTAACTCAAATGTGTTCAGTTCAGTTAACGATTACAGAAAATATAGTTATAAACGAAGTTGTAAAAGCAACAGCAATTGATGTTTTGCAAGATGTATTATTGATGCTGCCGGGAGACTCGAATTGGTGTCAAACCTTTCCTTCGTTAGTAGGATCGGAATGCCTAGTTTTGTTTGCCGATATGTGCGTAAGTGCATGGTCAACGAATGGACCCGGCGCAACAGGCGTTCAAAATCAAGAAATAACTCGCCGTCACAGTTTGAGCGATGGCTTTGCAATACTGTGTCCACGAAGTCAACCAAACGTAATTCCTAATTACTCAACAACAGCGATGGAAATTAGGAACAGGGCCGGGACAGTCAAACTTTCCATGACCGATACCGAAATTGTGTTGACAATTGGCGGCGAAACTATAGTATTTAGTGCAAGCAACGTAACTCCTAGCTCGCCTTCTTTTGTTGTTAACTCACAGTTACTCGCTAACAGTTTGGCAACAACCCAAACTCCAACTGCTTCAACAACTGGTTCAAATCACAGTGTGCCGATTGTGTTAAACGGAGTTACTTATTACATGAGGCTTAGTTCTACTCCATGAGCGTAACTCCTACAGTGATTGTTCGCGCTTTAGACTCTAACCACGATCCTTTGTATGGTAATGGTATTCTTTGCTTCCTTGCTGATTTGGATGCCGTTGCTCAAATCATCGAAACAAGTCTGTTGCTTTTTCAAGGCGAATGGTGGTTAAATCGAATTATCGGATTACCAGTCTTTCAGTCAATTGTCGGGCAAGGTGAAAACAATAGGCAAGCTGTAATTTCGTTGTTGATCCAGCAAGTAATTTTGAGCGTTGAATATGTTACCGCAATTTTTAATGTTCAATTTTTGTACACATCTGCAACCAGAAGTTTTAGTTATGCTTGCGACGTTCAAACGGCGTTCGGAACTGTTACTGTAACCTATTCACCGGGTAACTTAGCTGTTCTACCGTTGGCGGCTTAGGAAGGGTTAAATGGCGTATTTTGCTCCCTACATTGACGAAGACGGTATTCATATTCCTTCGTTCGTTGATATTAACGCTTACCTTCAAACTAATTATGCCAATATCTATGGTCAAACAATTTCCGGTAATGTAAGTACAAGCGATATTCAAGCTAATACAAACGATGCCTTAATGATCAACGATTGCATGAATTTACTGCAAGCTGTGTTCAACGGCATGAGTCCGGTTGGCGCGATTGGAACGCAGCAAGATACTTTGTATAAGTTGAACGGTATTGATCGAAACGAACCAACTTATTCGACCGCAGTTTGTAACCTAACCGGAAAGCCTAGTTCAACAATTACAAATTGTGTTGCTGTTGATCAACTTGGAAATCTTTGGAATTTACCCGCAAGCGTAACTTTTGATGGAAGCGGCAACGCAACTGGTGTAACTGTAAAAGCGCAAGTGTTAGGAAATATCACAGCTTCCGCAAGTACAATTACTGGATTTCAAACCCCGACCGCAAATTGGTTAAGCATAACTAATCCAGCGGCGGCAATTCCGGGTGTTCCGGTTGAAGCGGATTCAGATTATCGAGCGAGACAAGCAATTAGTCAAGAGTTGCCTTCGCAAAGTTTAGTGACCGGAACGCTTGCTGAAATTGGCGCAACGGACGGGGTTACTCGTTATTCTGTTGGCATACCTACACCGGGCGGCGCTCCCGGTACTTCAATTGAAAATCCATCTGGATCAACGGATTCGTGGGGCAATCCAGCACATTCAATTTCAATGGTTGTTGAGGGCGCAACGGATTTGGAAGTCGCGACGGCAATTTATATAAACAAAACACCGGGCGCTTTAACCAATGGATCAACAACGGTTCCTGTTATTGATCCTGTAACTGGAATTAGCAATAATATAAGTTTCTTTCGGCCAACATATGTTCCGATTTTTGTTTCTTTAACCATCGAACCTTTGGCCGGTTACACATCTGCAAGCACGGCGGCGATTCAAGCGGCGCTTGTAGCTTATTTGAACGAATTGCAAATTGGAGAAAATGTAACTATTTCGGCTTTATACGCGGCTGCTATGGCAACTATGCCTAGTATCATTACTCCGCTATTCTCAATTACAGCGTTAACGGCAGGGATCGCAGCTTCGCCGGTTGTAACTGTTGACATTGATATTGCATATACTTCAGTTGCTTCAACAGTTTCAGGTAATATAGTGGTGACAACATGAGTTCGCCAATCACAGCACCGCCGTTAAGTTATTATCTGAATCTATTTACGTCTCAGTACAAAACTGCGACTAAGTTAAACGCTTGGCAGACAATCAGACTTCAACCGCTCGCTGATATTATGACTTGTACCGCGAGCATAACAGCGGCTTATGATATTGATACAGCGGTTGGAGTTCAGTTAGATGTTTTGGGGCAGATTATTGGAGCAAATCGAACTGTTCCTTTTCAACCTTCTGACAGTGTTTCTCCAATTTTGAACGATACGACTTATAGGTTGCTGCTTTATGCGAAGCGAGCAAACAACACTTGGAACGGAAAAATTCAATCGTTGTATCCACTTTGGCAAACATTGTTTCCGGGCGGCAGCATCGTTTTTATTGACAATCAAAACATGACTTCTACGATTATTTTGGCCGGAACTTTCAGTTCAATTGAGAGCGATCTGATTCAAAATGGTTTGATTATTCCAAGACCCGAAGGAGTTATGTACAATTTCATTGTTGCGCCAACTTTCCCAATCTTCGGTGCTGATTTGAGCAATTCATATATTGCGGGTGCCGATCTAGGTCACGCAATCTAATAGGAGAAATTCAATGGCTGGAACAACAAATTTTGTTCAAACAAATCCTTCGGCGGCGAATCAGGAAAATGACGCAACTTACGACAGCGATTCGCTAACGGTTGGCGGTATCGGCGTTGATGATATTTTGCCTTCGCCGTGGCTAAATAAAGCGTGGCACCAATCATCGACGTTCGTTTGCGCTTTGGCTTATGTGATCGCAAATTGGGGAAGCGGATTTACCATTACAGATACAAGCCTTGCGACTTTGAAAACCAACTTGACAAATTTTTTCAACCAATTCAAAGTTGGGTCGTTTTCGTTTGCTTTTCCGGGTTATATTACTTTACCGGGCGGATTTATTGTTCAATGGGGAACAACCGGATCGTTGGCAAGCGATACAGCTACACCGATTTCGTTTCCTTATACTTTTCCAAACGCGTGTTTGGCTGTAATTGGAACAGATACATTTGCCGGTAGCAAATCGGCAACGTGGAGCATGTACTCATGGGGTACTAGCAGCTTTACGGCGCGATGCGACGGCAACACGGCAACAGCAACTTTTATCGCAGTTGGCTGGTAAAGGGGAACTAAATGAAAAAGTTTTTGACGGCAGCGTTGGTATTGTTTGTAGGTACATTAGCGATTGCTCAAAATTCTTCGGTTGGAGCAACCGTAACAGATTCAGACGGCCAAACATGGAACAACGGAACCTACCAAATTTCGTTTGTGCCTCCTTCTGGTTACACTGGCAGCGCGTATACGTTTAATGGCTTGTCGTGGACTCCCCCAACTCCAATCAACGGTTCTTTGAGCGGATCAGGAACTTTTACTTACTCGCCTTTGCCGCGAAACGATTACATTTTACCTTCTAATTCAGGATGGGCATTTACTATATGTCCCCTTGCGTCTTCGCCTTGCTCAACTACAACGCTTATAATCAATCAAGCGAGTCAAAGTATTTCTAATTCATTAGTTATTGTTGCTCCAAGATTCGCTGCTTCCAATGTTATTCTTGGATCATACGGATACAACGATCAAGAAATTTTACCTACCGATCCCCCTATTGGAAGTTTTTATTGGAATGTTGGTTTTGCAGCACAAAGATTTTGGACTGGAACGCAGTTTGCTTCACAAATTTTTAACACTTATCCTAGTGCTGGAATTCCTTGTTCAACCGACTATTCTTGGTGTACGAGTTATGGAATAAGCAATCTTATTCCAGCGGATTATGTTAACGCCATTAACTTAGCATTTAGCGGAGCAGGTGGTGTAACTGGTTTGTTACCCTACTCGCAACTCAGTGGTTCTCCTACGATTCCTAATTCATCGAATTGGCCGGGGGTTGGTACTTGCACAACAAACGAATACATGATAGCAATAGCTAACGGCACAACACCGTCTTGCGCTCAAGTTGCTTACTCGCAACTATCTGGAACACCAAACCTTGCTTTATATGCGTTGTGGCCTTCTACAGTAGGCATTCCTTATTGGTGTAGTGGATCGTCTTGGTGCGGCGCTTACAGTTCGAGTAATCAGATACCTGCAAATTACTTGAATTTAAGCGCGTATTCTACTAGCGCAACGATAGCAAGTACCTATGCGCCCATCTTCACGCTGACAACTTTAGGGTCTAGCGGAGAAGCGACATATACCGGCAATGTAATCAATATCCCGAATTACACTTACACACTCCCCAATGCGACAACTAGCACTCTCGGAGGCGTGATTGTGGGAAGCGGTTTGAGCGTGTCGAGTGGGACAGTCTCAGAAACACTGCCTTTCACTTCGCTGACAACTACCGGAATCAGCGGTGCTGCCTCTATATCGGGGGGTGTGCTGAATATCCCTCAATATGGCGGCGGGGGAAGCGTTACGGGAGTCACGGCGACCCCACCGTTATCATCGACCGGCGGCGCTACTCCGGTAATTTCTGAGACGCAAGCTGGCACGGCCGCGAATGGCTGGCTTTCGGACACTGATTGGAACACATTCAACGGCAAGCAAGCCGCTGGAAACTACATCACAGCGCTGACCGGCGATGGAACGGCAAGCGGAGCAGGCTCTGTTGCGCTTACGTTGGCAACGGTCAACTCTGGGCCGGGCACGTGCGGAGACGCAACGCACACCTGCGAAGTCACTGTCAACGGAAAAGGTCTAACGACAGCGCAAAGCGCGGTTTCCATCACACTCCCCAATGCGACAACTAGCACTCTCGGAGGCGTGATTGTGGGAAGCGGTTTGAGCGTGTCGAGCGGGACAGTCTCAGAAACACTGCCCTTCACTTCGCTGACAACTACCGGAAGCAGCGGTGCCGCATCTATATCGGCGGGTGTGCTGAACATTCCGCAATATAGTGGCGGTGGATCAATGACCTGGCCATCATCGGCAGGCTACTCACTTTGGCTGAGCGGCACAGCATGGACCGCTCCAGCAATCACATCGCCATCTACTACGCAAGTTGATGCTGCTGTAGGGAGTTCGACGAATCTTACACTCTCTGGAGGCCAGGACTTCTCGGGCAATAGTGCTGGCGGTGCGCTCACAACTCGCGGTGCTAATCAGACAGGAGCCGGAGGGTCTAGCTCTGCTGCTGGAGGTATTTTGGTTGCAGGCGGTAATAATGCCGCAACAAACGCTTCTAGCACAGCAGGCAGTGTGGAGGTGCTCTCAGGTGCATCAACAGGGTCAAGCACACCGGGATTGAAT